TTGCGTTGGTTCCGAGTAGCGGCCATAGGGTCGCATCTACGGAAGCAGCACCGAAGTCCTGGTGGAAGTCGAGGGTAATGCTTGCGTCTTTTAGTCCGCCAACCCTGCTTCTAAAAGTTGAACCGAAGGCAGTTGTTTCCTGCTCCTCAGCGGTGATGTCAAGGGTAACGGCTGCCAAGTCATTACTAAAATTAGCGCCGTTAATTGTTACGTTGTAGTCAGTCGCTACGAACTTGGCCACGGTTTTCTCCTTATTTATTCTGCATAAACGGTAACGGCGAAGTTCGCCGCTAGGTATGTTGCCTCTCCCAATAATACCGCACTAACGCCAGTCAGTTCGGTAACGCGTGTATCGAAAACAATACCGCCGAGAGTCTTATCCCCTTCAATAGCCAGCTTTACGGACTGAGTTCCGGATGTCGAAGTAAACGCATCTAAGCGATCTTGCGCTTGGCGTTCTGATACTCGACCAACAATAACGGAAACTACGTAAGTGTAGGTAGTTAGTCCTTTTGCAAAAGCCCCATCGAAGGCAACGTTATTTACTTGAACGATGGCCTGAGGAGGTGCTGGGTTGTCAGGAATGACCGAAGCCGTCCGAAGTCCTGTAATGGTGGCAAGCCTGGCAGCTAATCCATCGCGAATCTGGCTAACGGTTACGGCTGCCATTACGCCGCACTTACCTTCTTGAACGGCATAATCAGCGCATCCACGTCAGGATCTATACGACCAACGCGGATAGCTCCAATGTCGCCGAATCCTGCAACGCCTAGCGGAGAATCATAACGCTTAAACAATCTCATACCTAGAAGGATGGTTGCTTGCTTTATGTCGATAGGCACGGCACTCCATCCCCATACTCCGGTAACTTGGACGGTTGCTTCGTTGCTGTTTGTCGTGTTAGTTGTCCAAACTGGGAATAGGTAATCGCCAATAGCCTTTATATCGGTGAATGGAGAATAGCTACCGCCAACTCGTCCGTTTAGGGGAGCAAGTTCGTAGTCGGCAGAAGTCCAAGTTACGTCGTAGTTTTGGTCGGCGGCGGAAGAAGTCTTTAGCGTAGTCAGGCTTACGAGGTCGTCAATTTCAACAGCGTAAGGATCTGTAGGTAGGTAAACGCGAACGGCACTTCCAGCGTTATAGAAGATGCGGTCGCAAGCGCGGTCAATCTGTCGGCTGGCGGCTTCTACGCAGATTTCAAGTAGCGTGTCGTCTACCGTGTCAGTTATGCGAGCCGCGGCCTTGATTTCATTTAGGGAGCAATATCCATTAGTGATAGGCATAGTTCTAGTCTACCGCCATCTCCTCTACTAGCTTTTCGATAGTAGGAGGGTAGCGATAATCGGCATAGTTCCAGAGTTTTTTATTTATGTCGGGAAAGAACGTAGTCAGAGTTCGATTTACCGGCTCGGCGATGGTCGGGATTACCTCGATGTCGGTTCTGCCTAGCCGCTGAGTTATGAGCTTGATTAGCTCATATTTAGTTACCTGGTTGGCTGGAATGACGTGCTGAATAAAGTTGTAATAGGTGTCTTTTTTTATTATTCCGCGAACTATCTTCGCGAACGCGTCCGTTGTTATGCCGTTCCAATGGTGATTTATGTAGCCTTTTATAGTTGCGCCTTCAGGCTGGTTCTTTACCCACTCAAATAAAGACTTCTTAGCGGTCAATTCTGAGCCAATTATTGAGCATCTAAGTCGCATCGCGGCAATTCCCTCGCCCATTATCTTTGTCATACCGTAGCCATCCCTAGCATCCCGAAGGCTTAGTTCGTTGTAGTTGCCGGTGTAACCGCTGTAGGCGCAATCTGTAGCGATTTGAATAATGCGAGCTTTCGTTTTGTTAGCCAGCCAACTAGGAAAATCAGCGTTTATTCTTTTCATTTCGTCCGCATCTTTTCCTTTTTGCGGTATTGCTCCAATGCAATTTACAATCCAGTCGTTACTACTGAGCAGGTATTTATCTAAGGAATCGAAGGCGTTGTATTCCTGGCGGGTAGGTGCAATTAGCTCTAGGTCGCTAAGGGTTTTGGCTACTCGATGTCCGAGCATCCCAGAAGCGCCTAAGACTAGAACCTTCATAGAAGGCCAAGGCTTCTAGCTAATTCGTGAACCTGAGCCGTGCCAGCGGTCTTTATGTTTGGGTTTTGCTGTTCTCCGCTCATCGTGATTCGGTCACGCCCAGAGTCAAATAAAGCGCGTTCTGTGTTAGATCTAAAAGGCTTGGCTAGTGACTTATGAACCATATGCACGGCCATAGCCCAGTCTGGAAATTGGAACTCAGGGTTGAACCCTCCGGCTTGCTCATAAAGGTCTTTGGTCATAGGCTCAGCGCCGACCATCGTAAACCGGTGAGGCATTATGTTCGCATCCCACTCGCTTCGCCATATGTGTCCAGTTTGCCGAACAATCAAGGAATCTAGTATCAGGTTGTAGCCCTCGGCTTCTGCCTGATCTATGGAATCCAGCGCCCCAGGTAAGAACTCATCGTCAGCGTTACAAAAAGCAAGCCAGCGCGAAGTCGCCTGTCGGCAAGCGTAATCCCATAGTCGGTAATCCTCGACGTGCAGATAGCCAGATTTGAACGGAATGTCGGTATCTACTAATTCCTTTAGGTGTCTGTTTTTCCAGTCGGTTATCAAGACAATTTCATCCGGTAAGCGATTTAATCGGTGCACGGCCTCTAGCCAGCGAGGTAAGAACTCGCCATAACCTTCTCCCCAGATAGCAAGCGGGAGGCTAATGGTTGTTTTCAAACTGCTTCTTCCAGAATGGTAGCCAATAATTATTCCAAACCGTTTCGACGTCGAACTGTTTAGCGAACTCAATAGAAGATTCTGATACTCCTCGCGATGCATCCTGCGCTTCTTTTAGGGCTTCGTAGATTGACTGGACGAATGGGATGGAAAAGAAGGACTGCTGGGCTTCATCCCAGAAGGGCTGTCCACCGACTAACCAGGAGTCAGAGCCGGCTAAATCCTGGGTAGCTGCAAACCCACTCGTAATAACACGTGTTCCGCAAGCCTGAGCCTCGATTACAGGCACTCCAAAGCCCTCACCATAGGAACACCCTAGGAGAACATTTGAGGCCGTATAAACGCCAGCTAGGAACTCCTGCGGGTATCCTACGCGGAGCGTATCCGAGTCGGCTATTAGAACGCAAGATTGGTCTAGTCCTACTGCCCTAAGTAGCTTGGCGATATCGAAGCCACCGAATACCTTGTTCGGCTCCATATGTAGATAAAGGTAGGCGTTCTTATTTTCTTTTCGGAGCATCGAGAAGGCTAGTAATTGTTCCGCCAGCGCTTTCCGGTGGATTTGACCATTGGCCTTGTTAGCTTGAACCATCGACACTAGAAACGCATCTTCGGGAACTTCCAGATACTCGCGAACGCTCATACCCTTATAGGTTTCGGTGGGCTTGAAAACCTTTGTATCTACCGAATGAGGTATGTAAGTCGAGTCAATTCCTGCCGCTTCGAGTTGCCTTTGTCCGTGCGGACTCATAGTTATAGGCGTTACGTTCGTGCGTAAAAGGAACTTAGCAACCAGCGGCGGGAGAGTTGTGTGATCTAGTGGCACGTAGCTAACTATGTTGCCGTCGTATTGGAGGTTGTTATATACCCAAACGTCATAAAGCGTAAAGAGGATGTTAGGTAGTTTTGGGTATTCGCCGAAGAAGTCTTTTGCCCAGATAGGCATAACATCCTCGGAATAAAGAACGTGTCCACGCGGGTAATGCTTTACTTCGCCGAATGGCGTGCGTATCTTGTCGATTCGACCTTCTAGGCCGTAGTTAGATAGATTGGCTACCTTTATGCCGTGCTTTAGAAGTCGCTCGGCTAAGTATTGCCCTTGAACGCCGTATCCAGTAGATGAGCCGATTGAGTTAGAGGCGATGGCTACCGCGCCTTTTAGTTTGTAGGTCATAGAAAAAACATACCAGAAAATAAAGGAGGCTCGCCGCAACCTACAACGACGAGCCTCCGGCTTATTTATCGACTAAGCGTGAACCAGATACTTCACGTGAGCCGAGTGGCTAAGTCCACCATCGAAACGATAGGTGAATCTATAAGCAGTCTCGTCATTCGCGAAGTAGGCATCTGACGACGTTGCAACCTCAAGACCAGTAGTTACGATCTTGTAGCTTGGGAAGTGTCCAAACAGAACGGACTTAACTCCGGTTGCTGGGGATGACATAGCTGGGTTCTCGAAAATTGGGAATCCAGCGAAGGTGTCAGGAGCGCCAACGTTTACCGTGTATAGGTAAGCGCCGTCGTCGTCCTTCAGCTTACGCATTACGCCCATAGAGGTCGTGTTAGCCATATATCCAACGCCAGGCAGACGACGAGCAGCACCGTTTAGAGTGAACTGAAGGTCGATTAGCTGGTCGGCGGTGAATGTGGTTGTGCCACCAGTTACACCAGAAGAAGCGGCGGTAACAATACCGGTCGTTTCGGTGCTTCCGGTTCCAACGGTTGCAAGGTCGTTTACCTTGAATCCGATGGCGTTACCGGCTTGCTCGGCAATCACGCTTTCAATATCAAAGCCAGCGTCCATTAGAAGCTCGTTTGCGATATTGACGATGAAGCCCACCTTCTTTGGGGTCAATAGAAGGCTGTCGAAAGTCGGGGCACTTTCCGCAATAGCAGAACCAGCGGCGTATTGTGTCGCGGTGCTGTAAGCGGTGTAAGTAGGAATACGAAGTGACTCTCCGCTTGTGCGGGTAATTACCTCGGATACGTCCAGCATCGGGCCGACAAGTCTCGCAAGCCCGTATACGCGATCCAGAAAACCTACTGGCACGGTTGCGGTTGCTGGAACTAGTGTGCGCTTTTCTGGCGCGAAGTTGTGTGAACGAACCTCGCCACGTGCCATCGCGCGGAAAATCTCGGCGCTGTCGCGTGTTTCGGTTGCTGGGATGAATCCCTTTGCTGCGGCGGAAACTTCTGCCTTACGCTCCTCGGCACGCTGAGCAACTGCAATCGCCTCAGAAGCCTTGTTCATATCTGCTTCGATGCGTGCAATCTTGTCTAGCTCAGCCTGGTCAAGTCCACGCTTCTCGGCCTCAGCGGCCTCAATAACGTCCTTAACCTGCTCGTAGAGGTTTGCGCGAAGTTCCTGCTGGGTCTTGATGAACTCAGACATTTACTTCTCCTTATTTGTTAGATGGAATTAGTGGTGCTAACACTCGACTAAAACGGCAGAGCTAACTCACAATCCGTAATAAAAGTTTAGCCTACGTTGTGTAGGCAAAAAGAAACCCGCCAGACCAAGAGCAAGCTGGCGGGAAGAAACGCGACTTGGCAGCCACGATTAGGGGTTATCGTATTTCGGCCGGCTTGGTTACTCTAGTTTCTTTTTCTGACCGCTGGGAGGCGGAGTCTAGTTTTTCAATTTCAAGCGCCCATTCGTGAGCAAAATCCGCAATAATTCCGGCGCTTGGATTTCCAGCGACCTTTAGAATCGTTGCTTTTATGTCGTCGTAGCTTGCCATTAGAGAACCTTAGCCAAGAACTCTAGCTTCTTCTTCTTTAGGGCTAGAAGTTCTAGCGAGTTGTCTACAACTTCTTCGGCTGGTGCTGGTGTTACCGGGCTAACGCTGTCGATAACTTTCATTAGCAAGTCACGATCTGCGGAAGTAATTTCCTCGCCCTGCTCCAACTTTATTAGCGAGTCTGCCAGAGCATCGGCATCGACCTCAGCACGCTTAGCTAGTTTGTCAAGTCCTCGAACCTGGGCCGTTCCGTTAGTTGCTGTATATGCGGGGAACGGTGTCAAGCTGACTTCGTGAAGACGAACTGATTTTAGGGTTCTTTCGGTTCCTTCGGCGTTCCACTCATCGCCTCCCCGACCTGGAATAGTGAATCCAAAGCTAAAACCGGTAACGTCTTTACGCTTGATAAGTTCTTTTGCATCGCGTCCGTGAGTTGTGTTTGGCAAAATAGCCTCTACTCGCAAGCCTTTTTCGTCCTCAAAAAGCTTCAAAGTGCCGGCGCGAGTGCTGCCAAGAACCGCGCTAGTGTCGTGATTCCATAGAAGTTTTATGTCATTTCGCGACTTTAGTGAGCGTGCGAACGCTCCTGGCGCGATTACTTCGGTAAATCCGCCCAGATTCTCCGAACGTGAATTGAATAGAGCCGCGTAACCAGTAAGGCTCATTTCGTCGCCTTCTTCGCGAAGTTCTAAACCAAACTCGAACTCTCGTGTTTCTAACTTATTCAAGGTTTCGCCTTTCGTGCGGCCTTCATTTTCTTCTTCCAGTCTACCAACTACGCCTTCGGCATAGGTCAAAGCACGCATAGCAGATCTACGCGTTCCTCCGCCTCCCCAA